ATCTACAATGCTACAGTAGACGGTGATACTAGGATTTCTTGAACTATTGATAGAACTTAACGGAATCTATCAGTTTTTGATCTTCTTCATAGAAATTTTGTATTTTTTTGAGATATTGTGGGTTTTTTAGGACTTCATTGAAAAAAGTAACCCACCGTAGTGTTTTATGCGGGGTTCTGAATTTGGTATCAGTGCTATTCAACTTAGCCCAGTTTACTCCATCTTGCAGCAAGCCACGTGAATTTAAAAAATCCCTAAACCGCATCGTATAGTTGTCGTGAAAGTTAAAAAATATGAGTTTATTCATATTAATTTTTTTAATAAAATCAGTTTGTGATCTGGTATGCTGATCCAATTCTGTTTTGTTTATAATAATTTCTAACATTTCTTCATCTATAACGTCGGTTGAAGTATCAAGCAACTTCATATCCCACAATGCTATAGAAAAATATTCTGCCATCCCAGAAATCCATCTTTCTATGGGATCGCGTAAAACTACAATTGTGTCTTTCGCATTGATGTATTCTGGGTTATGAAAAAATGTTTTATTAGTAAATCCCCTAGCAAGAAGTTCATTCACAGTCCAAGTATGGGCGTTCTTTTGTATAGGAATATATATAAAGTCTGATTCAGGGTTAGAAAGGAATGCACTACGGTATATAGGATTTATTATAGGAGCTTTTGAAATCAAATCCTTAAGTATTAATTTCGTACATAACATTTTCTTATCCATTCCTTACACAGTACTTATTTATCCAAGATAGGTTACGATCTCTCCATAATGGTAATTTCTTGTTCCTTATGGTATTTATAGTTCCGTGCCAACGAACATATCAGTCTATGTAAGGATCGTATGATTCCGACATAAAGCTTTTACCTTCTGTAAATTTAGGCCAACTTGAGAAATCACCAGCATTCTCTAACATCAGTCTCCATGGCGTGATCTGTGTGTACGAGTAGAAATCATCAAGGGTGTCTGATGAAAATGGCTTCTTTTCTTTGGTTTCAATATTATACCAATACTTGTCAAATCTACTAAGTCCTTTTATGACTTCTTGCATATCTTTAGAATGGACTTGTCCTATTAATATGTTATCTCTGTTCAGTCTAGTCTTGTAGAACCATATAAGTTTAGAGAATATTTTTTGTCCTCTATACTCAGGATTTACCCATACATCATCTACTATATTTGTATCAGTAGAACCTTTTAAAGAAGTACAAGCAACTATTTCATCATTGTCCCAGATAGAGAAATAATAGCCATCTTGTGATACTGAGAAGTTCTCAATATCACCTACATGTTTGCCGTTCTTTTTCCATTCATCTTTTTTGGCGGCAACAAATTTGTTAGCAACATCATTGAAGTCGCCACCTCGCATGGTCATCTCATGGATTTTCATTTTAGCTATCTTTCTTCTTACAGTTATCACCGTGCCAACGAGCGATCTATTTACCAGAACGCATTTTTTCATATTGTCTAGAAGTTGTCGCAACCAACAATTAACTAGGTACCGGGCCACCGTTGACATCAGGAGAATTCACGATAGTGACTGGGAAATTGTAAGTACCAGTGGCTCCTGTCTTATAAGTAGTGTCAGTAGGGTCAATTACCCATAGTGTATAACACGGATTGCCGAACAATGCGAGTGTATCATACCATACTTCAACTGGAGTCGTAGCATATGTACTGCCTTCTGCCCAGATAGCGGTATAAACATATCCGTGCAAAGGATTCTGTCCTGAACTGGTATTAGCAATAATATCAAATTGTTCTTGATTGATCTTCATCGCTATACCCGAGCCTGTGAGGTTAGGCGATACTTTACCGAACACCGGTGTTCCGTTGACGATAGTAACCCCAGTGCCAGTCTTTCCTGCACCAACTGTCTCATCTTCTGTGGAATATACTTGATCATAGGTAAAAGTTAGTTGTTCACCTGTTGTTAGTGTGGTGTCTGTCATTTTTATCTCCTATTGATAATGTATATATTTATCATTACATCACTGGATCCGTTATTACTAGCACGTTTCCACGCATCATGATATTAAAGCTATGGAGATCAAGTTCGTATGTTGGTAACAATTTATTGGCGATGAGATCACATACAGCTTTTATACCCGGCTGACTCTTTTCTATCATATCCATCTGCTGTTCTCGGTGTTCATCCGGAGGAGCTATCATGTAGTTGTCCATTATATCGGCTACAGTCCGGGCATTACCTACTTCTGGTATAGACAGAACAGGCGTCAATCTCTCTATACGTATAGCATGGTATTGATCAGTGACCCTGATCATCTTACCTTTGAATACTGGAAAATGTATGTTTTTGTTGGCTCTTGCAAGATCAACAAAAGCCATATAAGCAGTGTCATGAGATTTGAATAGTTTTATTACATAGGCGGCACCGGGCTTCGCATAGACTTGAGCATAGGCTGCATCATTATTATCTAGTCTCTTGTAACCAGCCTTGAATAGGATATATTCAGCCTGAACCAACGGCGGCCTGGTTATCTCATCCAATTGACTTTCAAATAATTCTTTTATACGCATCTTCTATTTATCGTGATTTACAGTTTTCACCGTGCCAACGCTTATACATACCAACACTTGCGGTCTTTCCGCAGTGTTCGCATGTCTTCTTTTTCTGTGATGGATGCGTACCTGCTGCTAATCGTGCTAGGTTGGCTTCTGATCCTACAAAGTTATGAGTACCCGCTTCAACTCGCTTCTTGTTCATGTCAGGTCCCAAGAAGTTATGAGTACCGTCAGCAATCAACTTCTTATTGAGTTTGCCATCAGCATTAGGACTTTTGCCATTTTGCCAATGATGCGTACCCTTCTCAGCATTTACGGTTGATGGGTTATTAGTGATAGAGTTGTGTGTTCCTCGTTCATATGCAAGTTTGGCGTTTCTACCATCTAAGTTAGGATGATTAGTTACCCAGGGATGTGAACCAGATGAGAATGCTTCTATTTGTCTATCACTTGCAGTTTTTCTTGCCCCAGCATCTTTTCTCATGTAATGATTGTCACCTGTTATTTTTGCTGCGACTTTAGGATTAAGCATAGGATTATTTTTTCCAGTACCGAACCCAATAGGATCAATGTTTTGATTCATACAGTTAGGCTTACCGTAATGTTCGGTAAGGTATTCGCCTTCTCGTTGTTTCAATGTTTCAAAGTCATCCGCAAACTCTAATATCTCTCGTGTTAGTGTAGATTTATCTTTAATAGATAATGGCCATCTACCCGAACCGATATATCCGTCATCTAAGTTTTCAGTGCTATGCCTACCTATGTAGTACTTGCCATTAATATGAGTGGTTTTGTAAATAAAGTGTTTCATATCTTTATTTATCATAGTCTGCTGCGTTTGTCAATAATAACCATAAGAAAAGGGGACCGAAGTCCCCTTTTCCACCTTGTATAACTTTCTAATAGTTATCACTGTAACGTGATCTATTGGAATGTCAAATTTTGTACTGCTATCTCGCCAACGTAATCGGCGGCATTGCCAAAACTGCTCGCGGTATTAGTGAGTTCTATGTAGCCGTAACGTGTCATGAACGAAACGACCGGCTCGAAAGTGGTCGGATCAAGTACGACGCCAGAACTCATCAGAGGAATGTATGGGCAATAGAATGCCGCTGCATCAGTTTCTGATGAACCCTTGTAGCCTACGAGTACTGGCTGAGTGTCTGGTGAATAAGAGTTTACGAACACTCTCATTGCGCCATTCAGAGTACCAACAAACTTAGTGTTAGTTGGGGCTTCGAATGTACCTTCAGTTGTACGAGCGAATGCTGAAGTAGTTGCTGACTGAAGGACAGTCAAGGAAGCTGGGGAAACGACTGCCCAGTTACCAGCACCACGACGAGTACGCTGTGCGATCAAGTTAGCAACACGATTGATGAGGACTGCAAGAGCAGCATGTTCGTCACCAACGTATGTAGCAGTACCTGAAACAGTTGCCTGATTGAAGGTATACTCAGTTGAAGCGAGTGTTGAAAGTGATAGGAGGATTTCCTGATCGATTTCAGCAGTGATTTCTTGAGCAAGTGCTGCCATGATTTCTGCTTCAACGTCAATACCATGCTGTGACTGTGCGTCTTGCGCTGCTTCGAAAGTCCAACGAGCTTGGAGCTTACGAGACTTTGCTTCGACTGCTTGTCTCAGGATCTGTACGCTGATTTGCTTTCCGCCGTTACCTTCTAGGGTAGCAGTGTCTGCACCAGTGTAGTAGTTAGTTGCAGTTGTACCTTCTTGAACGCGGGAATATGCCTGTGCGATCTTGAATGGTGAAAGTGCTTCTTCACCAGCTTGTACGCTTGTTTGTGCTGCTGAGTTATCAGTCAAGCTGTTAGCATAGCGTACACGAAGGGTATGAATCTGACCAACTGGGCCAGTCATTGGCTGAACACCAACAAGTTCGTTAGCGATAACAGTCGGCATAACACGACGGATTACTGGGAGGATAACGCGATTCAGAGTTGCGATATTACCAGCTGTAGTCGTACCTGCTGAACTTTCAGCGAGTAGTTGCTTCTTGGTGTTTTCGAGAATAACACCCATTGTTGAGCGGCGATTGCCCTTTAAGCCTTCTAACAGAGCTTCTTTGGTCTCGCCCCAACGGCTTTCTAAAAGTAGTTTTGACATTATATGTAATCTCCTAAATTATGTCTATATTAAAGCCCTGCCAGACGCTTGATGTCGATAACGTTGTCTTTTTCCAACATATCAACTTCAGGCTGAACCTGTGCAGTTTTATTACCAGTTGCTTCTACGATAATGGATCCAGTTGTTCTGGCCTTTGCAGGCTTTGCATCTGAACCAGTATTGAGAACTGCTGGTAAATACTTGTCGAATGCGGCCTGTAATTTGGGGGTTTGGACGCTTTCGAGTAAACTCTTCATCACGCCGGCTTTTTCCTCATTGAGAGTAGACAATAGATTACCTAATGTCTGTTCACGTTGAGTTGATTCCTTGATGATTCGGACTTCACGATCCTTGCTTTCTACGAGCTTTGCTGCTTGTTGCAACTTGCTAGTAGCTTCGGCCAATTGTTGATCCTTGTGTGCCAGTGCCTTCATTACCTTGCGGGTTTCTGCCTTATCGTTGAGATAGGTGACAGAGAATTCACTTGCGAAAGATTCAAAAATCTTACGGCCGAAATTGTTTTGTCTTGCGACTTTGATGTCTTCTTTGAGTTGTGATAGTTCACCCTTAAGATGGGATGTGACGATGTTGCTAACTCTCTTGGCACTTTCAGCAACAAACTTGTTCTTGAGTGCTTCGATCTGCTTGCGTCCCTCAGCAACTAATCTGACCTTTGCTTCTACTACTGCTTGTCTGTCTACTGCGAATTCTTTGATTTCGCGAGATAGGGCGTGAACAATGAATTGTTCTAGCTTCTTCTGATTTTCCATTTGAATATTACGATCATTGCGTAGTTCTCTGATCTCTTCGGCTAGTTTTGTAACCATGAAGTCATTGAACTTAGTAGCACTTTCACGCAGCTTCAACTGTGCTTTTACACGGTCTTCGTTCATTGCTGTTCTTTCATTCTGAAATTCTGCAATTTCTTCTGAAAGATTTTCTGTCATCATCTTATCTAGGGCTTCTACCATAACGCTGCGATCATGTTCGTAACGTTGTGCGAACTCTTCGTGGAGTTCGGCACGAACTTGAATGCGGGCTTCGTTCAACTTAGATTCCCAGGCTTCGTTAAGTTCTCTGCCTACGTCTTCGTTGATTAGACCACTTTCAAGTAATGGTTTGATAGCATCTAGCATACCTTTAATCCTTTTTAAAGTTTTAGTTCAGTGATGAGGCGTTTTACTTCCTCAGCTAAGTATCGTTGTACTTTCTTGTTGCCCTGAGCATCCTTAGCAATCTCTAACACTTTATTTCCGTACTTCATATTCTGAAGTCCTTCATAAATTGCTTTGGGATATGCATTTGGAGCGCTCGGTTGAGCAACAATATCAACAGTGATGATTTCAAAATCACTGACCCGGCCATCCATATCGTTAACGTTTCCGCTACCTCTACTAGAGACGCCGAGCTTCACTCCCGATTCCAACATTGTTCTTACGAGTTGACCCATTGGAGTCGGAAGAATTTTCAATTTCCCAAAACCATTAGCACCGTCCATCCACATATGAGTGATCATATGAGATACACGATCTAGATTGATTTTGAGATCATCTGGGTGATCAACTTCGCCCAGAACTGAGTAACCCTCATGAATTTGTTTATTGAGAGTTTCCACAGCAGTTTCAATTTCTCGGACGGGGTAAATACGCTCGTTCGCATTCTTAATTCCGCCCATGATGAAAATACCTTTCATATACAGAGTTTTTAGACTGTCGTCGCCTTCTTTTACAGACTCAACAATCATCCCTGCTTTATCAAAAGTGAGATTTTCTCTTAGATAACTATTAGCCATGTATTTCTCCACATGGTTCAAATGACCATCCATTTTTATTAGTATTGCACCATATTCTTAAATTATTCAAAGCAACAACTGGATATTTTAAATGAGCTTCTTTGATGGTGGTAAATTTTTCACCAGAAGGAGCAATCCAATATCCTTTCCATTTTGTTGATTTGGTTCCCTTGTTTTTAGAACCACACTTTATTTTCGTCTCATCTGTGTGAGTTTTGCCATAAAAATGATTCTTCTCGCCGAGGTGTGCCAATCTATTTTTTTCTCTAGCACTATCACTTTGTACTCTGCCGGTGCTGGCAATTCCAATTTTTTGTTTAGTAATATCTGATACAGATTTACCTTTATGAACTGCACTAACCATGTCGCCAAATCCTTCAGGTTTCTTAATACCTTTTAGTTTAGCTGCTCGTGCTTGTTTCATATCTTCCGGTTCAATGCGACCTAATGTAGTAAACTTACCGTCACCGTTGTGTCTATTGAAACTTTTCGGATCATTTTTTGCATCCGATTGTTTCAACATTTCTGCTTCTAAGTTACGCATTTGTGCTGCATCACCTGTTGCAAGTATCTCTCTTTTCCATTCAGATGGATTAGATTGAATCAATGGCTTTACTTCTCTACTTGAACAGAAATAGCCGTCGTTTGGATGGCATCCCTTTGCTGTACGTGAACCCACGTACCACTTTCCAGTAGGTACGTGAGTCCATCTATACACATATGCAGATTTACCTTCTGCATTAAAAGATTCGGAATTACGTGTAACCGAATCGTCTGAGAGATACAAAGCCATTTGTTCCCAGATCCCTTATATTATCTAATTGGCTTGCGGGTAGGACGACGGGATTCTGCAACTGGGCTGTGTGTTCCGGATGCTTCATCCTTCTTCACAGGCTTTGGTGTTGCGTCACCCTTGTCCTTGAAGTTGTTCTTACCTGGAACGTTCTTGAAGTTACCTGCTCCTGGAAGATTGCCTTCGCTCTTTGAACCGTAGTTGCTTGGACCTTTAGGACTAGTTGGAACTGTTTCTGAATAACCAGCGAACTTTACTGGTCTGCTGTCCATTCCTGCTTGTCCTGAATTTGCTGTCTTACCGATTGGGCTCTTTGTCTGTGCACCATCGTCACCATGAGTTACTGGAACCTTCTGAAGATTGATATTTTCCATCATCATGTCTTCGTCCATCTCGTCTTCTTCGTCGCCCATGTCTTCGTCGCCCATGCCTTCGTCGCCCATGTCTTCGTCGCCGCCGCCCATGATATCTTCAAACTCAGCCATCAATTGGTCGAGCTTATCTTCAATACGGATCACTGCATCTTCAATTTCTTCATGCTCTTCGGCTTCGTCACCCTCGTCATGATCCATTTCTAGATCGTGGGTTAATTCTTCGCCGTCATCTTCAGCCTCATCGTCAAAGTCGATGTCATCTTCGTCTTCCATCATGCCTTCGCCTGATTCTTCGGCATCGATCTCATCGAGTAGGTCACCGACTTTGCCGCCCATGCCTTCGTCCATGTCATCCATTTCTTCAGCCATGATTGACTCAAAGATTTCGCGTGACTTTTCGACTACGATTTCGTGGAATAGCTCGTGAGCTTGATCGATATCCTCGTTAACAACGAGGTTGATTAACTTTTCGTACTTCTTAATGTCCATTATTTTTCTCCTGATAGTAAATGGCTTTGTATAACATATATTTAAGCCGTATACCAAAAAAGCACTCATTATGTGCTATTTTTTTGCGTTTTTAGTATTACTATAGGATAATGGGTTATTTAGACTCCAGGCGCCGCTTCAGGTTTAGCACCATATTGTTCGCGGACCCTATCCAGATACAACTTCTTTTCATAGTTGCGAACATCTAACATCTTCCTGAGTTTACGAATTTGTTTCAGGGTTAGTTTAGTCTTACGGGACGTTCTGTACACAGGTTTGCTATTGTCATCGTTGACATCTTGTAAACCTATGATAGGTTCGTTGAACATCTCTAGTAACAACATTAGCTTGCTCCGTAATATATTTATCTTTAGAATTGCATTGGGCTGCCGCCACCTGGTGCTCCACCGGCGGCGCCAGCCGCAGCATTAGGAGCCGAAGCAGCATTAGACACAGGGC